GGAACAGCAGCTCTGGAGAGTGGTATTGCCAGCGGCGCAGGGGCAGTGACAGAGGCAGTAACCGGACTTGCCGGAGATATCAACGATGCCCTTGACTCTGGCTGGAGTATGGCTCAGAGCAGCGCAGAGAGTGCTATGGATAAGCTGGCCGGAACTGTCCGGGCAAAAGCCCAGGGGGCAGCACAGTCAGTCCGCCAGGCTTTTGGCAATGTGTCCATATCCATCCCCCAGCCTAAGGTTTCAGTGGCAGCTGTATCTGCAGGAAATCCATCCAATAGAGCTGTCAGGAGTCAGGGGACTGTGGCAAAACCGGTTAAGTGGAATGCCATAGGAGGAATCTTTAAAAAACCGGCAGTATTTGAGACATCATCCGGAATGCAGGGTGCCGGAGAAGCAGGGCCGGAAGCCCTCCTTCCTCTGGATACACTCTGGACAGAGCTGGATAATGCGATATCTAAGCAATTTCAGAGTAACGAAGCCTCCCGTACAGATATCCTGCTGGGAAGGATTAGGGATATAAGCGGAGCCGCAGGGGGGCGCGGGCCTCTTTCATCCCAGGAACCGGGAGGCATGAGCATCCAGTACAGCCCGACCTATAACCTTTACGGAAACGCCGGAAAAGAAGAGATTGCAGAAGCAGACAGCTTATGCAGGAAAGACTTTGAGCAGTACATAGCCAGGCTGGAAAAAGAGCGCCGCAGAAGGGCCTTTTAAGGCAGGGAGGGCAGGATGGAAAAAACCTGTACTACCATCCAAGGAGAGACCTGGGATGAGATAGCATATAGAGTATATGGAGCAGAAAAGTATGCCTCATATCTGATGGAGAAGAATTACAGGCATCTGGACATTCTTGTTTTTTCCGCAGGAACGGTGCTGCAGACACCGGATCTGCCGGAAGAGAGCGGTGCGTCCCTGCCGTCTTGGCGGACAGAAGCCCGGGCAGCGGCAGGGGATCCATACAGCGTGTGACAGGAGGATAGACATGGACGGACCCAGAGCGGCAGCAGCAGAAGTGACCTATACAAGGCCTGGGGACAGCGGCCAGGTGCCTGCAGTACAGGAGTATACAGAGGGATTTACTTACACCGATCCTGCGTCCGGAGAGAGTGATACCATTAAAATAACTTTAAACAATACAGGCATGGAGTGGGTACAAGGCTGGATGCCTCAAAAAGGAGATGTCATCACCGCGAGTATCATCCTGCAAAACTGGGATGATCCCGGAGATCTCCAAACTTATAAATGCGGAAAGTTTTGCCTGGATGATCTGAGCTTCCGGGGACCGGTGCTCACCTGTGAGATCGGAGGAGTATCAGTCCCGGAGGGCAATGCTTTTAGGTGTACAGCAAGGAGCAAAACCTGGAAGGATGCCACTGCGAGAGAAGTAGGGGCAGAGATTGCCAGGAGGTACAGCCTGGAGTTTGACTATACCGGCGAGACTGTAAAACTGGGCACAGTGGAGCAGGACAGTGAGCCGGACAGCACTTTCCTAGAGCGTGTCTGTCGGGATCATGGTCTGGCGGTAAAGGTATACTATGGAAAGCTTATCATATACGACAAAGGGATTTTTGAGGCCAGGGAGGAAACGGCTGTGCTCAAGGCCCAGGATCTACAGGACTGGAGTTACAACACTACGCTGGCCGGAACCTATACTGGAGCGGAAGTCAAATATACCAGTGGAGAAGATGATAAAGAGTACTCCTGCAAAGTAGGAGGCGGAAAGAGAATCCTGACCATCAAAGAGAGGGTGGAGAGCCTCCAGGAGGCGCAGACCCTGGCATGTGCCCGGGTTAATGCTGAGAATGAGAAGGCTGAGACAATGCAGGTTACCATAAGGGCAGACTTCCGGGTTTGTGCAGGATGCACTGTAAAAGTAGAGGGGCTGGGACGGCTCAGCGGAAAGTATTTTGTGGACAGCGTAACCCATAACTTAGCTGGAAATGCCTATACCATGGATCTGGATATGCACAGATGTGTACAGCGGATTTCCGCCGCATCCGAGCTTAATATCAATGACGGACAGGAAGATTCTTCCGAAGAACTTTCTGCTGGAGCTAAAGTCATCGTAAATGGCCCGGCCTACTGGGGAGGCAATGGGGGCAGATATAACCAGTGCAAGAATATGACCATGTACATAACCCAAGTATTGGATAACAACTATAAATACCGGTACGGTGTGGCCCGTCGCAGGGGCGGGACTCGGTATGGATGGTGTCATGAGGATAGCCTTGAGAGAGCGTAAGAAGGGAGAGCTATGGGGGCAGAAGCGCGTATAGGGACAGTGAGCAGTGTGGATCCGGAGACGGGGATGGTACAGGTTCTGTACCGGGACAGGGACGGGGAAGTTACTCAGCCTCTGCCCTATGCTACGTTTAACGATGAGTTCCGTATGCCGTTCCCCGGCGCCAGAGTCCTGGTGCTCCATCTCAGCAACGGTAGCGGGGCAGGGGTAGTTCTGGGCACTTATTGGCACAGGGATAATCCGGCAGGTGCTCCGGGAGTCTACCATAAGGATCTGGGGGGCGGTGCATATTTGGATTATGACGGGGAGACATTAACTATCGCAGCAGAGCATATCCGCCTGGCTTCCTTAAACGGCGTGGAAAACTGCCAGGACTTTGAGGTGGAGGAGCTGCTGCAGGAGCTGAGGGACTATAAGCAGCAGATGACGGATGCCCTGGAAGAGATCAGGGAGCGGCTTTCCCAAGTGGAGGCAGCAGTATGAGGAGGCAGATATGGCTGTGGGAAATATTGGCAGGTCGGTGGTGTTTGAGACCAGTGACAGCCGGATACTGACGTTCCAGAATTTTACCCAGATCATAAAAGGGCGTTGGGCTTCTCATACCAGGACAGGGGAAAAACCTGCAAGACAGTTTCTGGGGCCGGATGTAGCCAGCCTGACTTTTACCATTACCCTGAGTGCGGAGCATGGGGTGCAGCCAAGGACGACGGCCGAAAACCTGGAGCTGCTTGTGGAGCGGGGGATTCCGCAGACGGTGGTGATTGGGGGCAGACAGGTAGGGCATGCACAGTTTGTTGTCACAGAAATATCAGAGAGCTGGGAAAGAATTTATAACCAGGGGGAAGTTGTCAGGATGACATGCAATATCACTATGGAAGAGTACCAGTAAAACAGGAGGAGAGAATGTTTCACACTCCAGAAGTAAAAATCATTGGTTTTAATTACCTGGAGGCCTCAAAACTGGAAGAGATGCAGCGGTGTCTGGCCATGCTGTACGGCACACCTGCGGGGAGCTGCCCCGGTGATCGGGAGTTCGGACTGGATATGGACTGTCTGGATTGCCCGGAAGGCGTGGCCAGGAACCAGCTGGCCTTGGAACTGATAGAGAAAACCAGGCGCTATGAGCCCAGGGCAGAGATAGTAAAGATTGAGTATGCCCAGGCAGCAGACGGGGGGCTGGCACCGAAAATCACCATTGGGGAGGCCTGGCAGACTTAAGGAAGGAGGCGGGGAACATGTCAGACAGGATGAATGTGCTGGAGGGTCTGCCGGATATCAGTTTTATTGATGGCCTGACGCTCCAGGATATGCAGGGGCTGCTTCTGGGAAGTTTTACAGAAAAGTATATGGAGGACACAGGAAAGCAGGTGGTACTGTCTAAGGCGGATCCTTACCGGATTATCCTGTTGTCCTGTGCCCAGATCCTATACCAGGGCCTGCAGCAGATTGAGAAAGCCGGAAAGATGAATTTTTTAAAGTATGCATATGACAGTTACCTGGAGAATATGGCAGCACTGAAGAAGATCACCCGCCTGCCCGCCAGGAAGGCTACAGTGCCGGTGCTGTTTACGCTCTCCGCTCCCAGGGAAGGGGCAACAGGCATTCCGGCAGGAACCCGTGTGACAGCTTCCTATGAGGCATACTTTGCGACAGTGGAGTATGCTGAGATACCGGCAGGGGAGACGGAAATCTCTGTCCTGGCAGAGTGTACGGAGGCGGGCACTGGAGGAAACGGGTATGCTGCAGGAGAGCTCAACATTCTGGTGGATCCGGTGGGATTTATTGCGGCTGTCCGGAATACTGAGAGCAGCACCGGCGGGACGGATGTGGAGAGCGACAGCAACCTTGCAGAGAGGGTTTTCCTGGCGCCGTCCAGCTATTCCACAGCTGGGCCAGATGATGCATATGAGTACTGGGTCAAGGCCTGCAGCCCGGATATCGGAGATGTAAAGGTGACGAGTCCTTCCCCCGGGGTGGTGGATATCCGTTTTTTAATGTCAAACGGAGATCTTCCGGACGATGCGGCAGTAGCAGCCGTGCAGGATTTTGTAAGCCAGAGAGGGAAGAGGCCCCTCACAGATCATGTGCAGGTCTTTAAACCTGCCGTGGAGGAGTACGCTGTGGATCTGACATACTATATCAATACAAGCACTGCAGCATCTGCAGCAGCGCTTCAGCGGAAGATAGAGCAGGCCGTGGCAGAATATGAATTATGGCAGGCATCCCGGGTGGGCAGAGACATTAATCCGGATGAGCTGACTGCCCGGGCGGTGGCTGCAGGAGCCAAAAGGGTGGAGATCCGGGAGCCCGTTTTCCGGGTTGTGGGAGAGACTGCCAAAGCTGTATGCATCAGTTCCAAAATTGTGTATGGAGGACTGGAGAATGATTAGCTGGTACGATGGCGGGATTGCGGACATACTGCCCGGCATCCTTAAGGATGATCCTGCCGTCCAGGCACTGAGTTATGCTGTACGCCAGGGCACCCGGCTTCTGTACAGATACTGCCAGCGTCTGTTTTTGTATGAGGATCTTGCCAGCCAGCCGGAGGAGATAGTAGATCTTCTGGCAGCGGAACTGCGTACACAGTACTACCGTGAGGACATGGATTTGGATACAAAGCGGCAGCTTGTAAAAAACACCATAATCTGGTACATGTCTGCAGGAACGCCGGAAGCGGTGGAAGAGCTGGCAGAAAAGGTGCTGGGCAGCGGCAGGGTAGAGGAGTGGTGGGAGTACGGAGGGAAACCATACTGCTTTAAAATTGCCACAGACGCGGATATGGACGCGGCCCATATGGCTGAGTTTTACGGCATGATTGCCAGGGTAAAAAATGCCAGATCCCACCTGGACGCTGTGGACTTCTGCCGGGACCTGGCACAGCAGCTGTATTTCTGCGGGGTATGTAGCGCAGAGGGAAGGGCAGAGATTGGATATACAGCAGAGGCACTGGCATATCTTAGCAGAAACAGTCTGGAGCTGTATTCCTGCGGTGCATGCATCGTAGAGGGCAGGGCGGAGATCAGGCAGAGGGCTGATTTTTCTTTTGAGATAAAGGAGGACGGGCATCTGTGGATGCAGACAGATTTGGGAAGCACAGCCGCCTTCCGGATCCGGGAGGACGGATGCCTGGTGCTGGATATAGATGCCGTGCAGAATGCGGACAGGTTCCGGATCCGGGAAGACGGACACCTGGTATATGAAGAGTGACAGGAGGCAGTACATATGGCAGCATATAGTAATTTTACACTGACATCTGATGGAATGGAATTTTTCCTGGATTTGCTCCAGGGCGGAGGAGAAATGGAGTTCCGGTGCCTGGCGGCAGGATCCGGAATTTATACAGATGAGGAGAAGGGTACCGAGTACATCAGGAGGATGGAAGCCCTGAAAGAAGAGCGCCAGAGGCTTCCTTTTATCTCTGTAAGGAAGGAGCCGGGGGGCGTGGGCCTGAAGGCAGACATGTCCAATCAGGGATTAACAGAGGGATACTATATAACAGAGATTGGGATTTATGCAGGAAAAAAGGGGGAAGAAGGGGAAGTCCTGTACTGTGTTGCCACAACGGACAATCCTGACTTCATGCCGGATGCATCTTCTGGGCGGTTTTATAATGTAATATTCCGTACACTGATTAGCCTGGGGGATGTACAGCAGGTTACTGTGAGCTATACCCCGGATACATATGTTCTTGCAGAGGATCTGCAGGAAGCGCTGAAAGGAAAAGTGGACATAACAGAGGGCAAAGACTTATCTAGCAACGATTATACCGATGAGGATAAACATGCGGTGGAGGGGCTGGGCGGTCTTA